TCAGGCATCGGCCTGTCCCCCGTAGCTTCCGTAACTGGAGTTCAATGCAGCGCGGACATGATGCGCGTTATTCATAAAGAGATCCCGGATGCCCTTGGCGTCGGGAGAATGGAAGTGCAGGTGAGCAGTGCGGTCGCCTCCCTGGCTGCCGCTCCGCGCGTCCCTTGATTGCATGGTCGAGCGGTAACTGTTCGCCACGTCTTCCATCGAGGCGCCCGAGTTCAGCGCATCGAGCGTCGATTTGTTTTTCTGATAGGCGTTCGGCTTGACAACGAATTCGCCGAGTTGCGCGTGGACCAGGCCATGGTCCGGAGACGTGGCCAGGTCGCCGAAATCGTCGATTGCGCCGCCAGTGTCATACTGCGCCGCGCTGAACGTCGACGCGCTACGTCCGGCCTTCGCCTCCCGGCTCAGCTTCTGCTCGGCCGTCGAGATCTCCGGCTTGATGGTGTCCTGGTAGTAACTGTTGGCGGCAGGGCCGAGCTTGCTGATCGTGTGGTTAGCATCGGTCTGCGCACTCTCCATGTCGCTGTAGGCGCTCAAGTAATCCATCGAGCCCTGCTGGAAGCTGTCCGTGTCATTCTTGAGCCGCGGCCGGACGGTTTTCAGATCATAGACCCGCGCTTTCTCGCGGCCACCAAATCCGATTGCACCAACAAGCGCGCCAACGCCAGCGCCGATCGCTGCGCCAATCGGACCGCCAACTGCCATACCGAGTTCCATGCCGCTCATCGCGCCGCTGAGTGCTCCGCCTACGCCTCCGTTGCCTTGATACGCCGAGTACAACCCTACAGCGCCCTGGGCGCCGCTCATTACCCTGTCCGCTGTGCTGGGGCCTTGGCTGGAATCGCCTGAGCCAGAACTGTCGCTGGTGAAACTGCCATCGGAATTAAGTGTGCCACTGAGCGGATCGGCTTGCGTCTCTGCCGTATCACCGCCGGCGTCAGACGATCCTGATCCCCCTGAGCCGCTACCGCCCGAAAAATCACTCTCGGCCTGCTTATAGAGGCTGATGCCCTTGCCCATATTGTTTACAGCACCGACAAGGCCCGCGCCGCGTGGTGGAGGAGTGCCGCCGCCCGTCGTGAAGTTTCCCGCGGCCGCCATACTGGAGTCGCCCGCGCCGCCGATCATGCCGGCGCCAGCGGAAGGTGTCGAAGGCGTCGCTGCACTTACCGAAGGGGCCGATCCTACGCCGCGGGTGCTACCGCCAAACGCGTGCCGAACTGAACGATATGCATCGCCGACCAAGCCGCCGCCGCCCGCGTGAGTTGCAGGGGCGGAGCTACCGGACGATACGCCCGCGCCCTCACCGTTAACGGCTAAATCAGACGTGGACGAAAATCCAGACGAAGGCAATGCGCCACCGAGCAAGTTGGTGCCGCCACCGGCCGCTCCGGGAACCGCGCTGCCACCCATTCCCATTCCACCGCCGAAAGAGATGCTCGCCGACGCCACGCGAATCATTGCACTGTTCAGCGAGAACACACTGCTGGTCGCAGCGGCTGCACCAGGGTTCCCAGGTGCGGCCGCGGGCACACCTGGCGCGCCACCATGCTTCTTGCCGCCGAATCCGAAGTCGCCCAGGACGTTCCCAAATAGGCTTCCGCCATCGGGCGCAGGCGTGCCATGACCATGCTGCTGAACCTTCTGCACCAGGCCGGCCGCCGCTTCGCCCGCCACCTTGTCGCCCATCTCTTCCAGATACTTCAGCGGATGGTCCAGGCCCTTGAACATGTGATCAAATTCGCCGGCCATCTTTTCGCGGGCTGCCTTCGAAGCTTCCACCATGTCGGCGTCGCGCTCTTGGGCAGCGGCCACTTCACGGCGATTCGCGGCATCGTTGATCGCAGCTTCTTCTTGGCTTCCCTGCTTGACCCCCTCCAGTTCCTTCCGACGCCACTCTTCGAATTTTCCTATGCGGACGCGGTATTCGGCGTCGAGTGCAGCCGTCTTCTGCTTCTCGCCGCCCAGCGACTTGGCGCGCGCCTCAGCCTCGATCACGCCCGTCTCGTCCGATATTTCCCGCATCTTCTCAACGGATTGATCGCCCGCACTCTGCTTGATTCCGGCAATGCCGCGATCGAGATCGGATTGCTTGCCGCCCTTATCCTTGAAATCCCTCCGCAGCGCCGCGATCTGATTATCCGCGTCTGCGCGAATTCTGTTGAAGCCACTCAGCTCGCGATTCGCAGCCTGCGCTGTGATCTCGTCCACGCGAGTGGCAAAGGACTTGTTCAGCTCGCCGATCTGCTGAACTGTCTGTTTGTGGATCTCATTCACTTCCGCCAGACGCTGGCCAGGATTGAGGCCGCTGTTGGGATCGAAAACGGCATTGACTCTATTCTTTTCTTCCTGCTGGACACGGGAGACGCCCGTCAACCCAACCAACTGGGTCTGAGCGCGCATCTCCTGGATCTTGTGTTCTTCCTCTTCCATCCGGTGCATCTGTTCGTTATGGAACTTGGCATGGATATCCGCGACAGCTTGGGCCGATGCGATGTGCTTTTCTTCCAGCTCTCGGATGGCCGCTGCTTCCTGAGCGGCAAACAGCCTTGATCCGTGCAGGCCAGACTCCAAAGCTTCCTCGTGAATGCGGCGTAGCTCCTGAGCGTCCGTCCTCTGCTGTTCAGTCTGGTGGGCCTGAAACTCCGCGTCGGCATGCTGTTTCGCGAGGGTGTTTTCAGTCGCGCCCGCGTCCGGACGCACAGTGAGATACTTTGGGTCCGAAGGGTCTTTTCCACGGTTAGCGATCTCCGCTAGCTTTGTGTCTTCCTGGGCTCTGTAGCGCCGATTTTCGTCAGCGGTCTTGTAGGCGGCGTCACGCGCAATGCGTTCCTTTGCAATGCCTGTCAGCTTTGCCTCGGTTTTGACCTTTTCATCTACGATCAATCCGAGGTTTTTCTTGTGGGTTTCCTCCATCAAGCGTAGTTGGGTTGCGTCCGCAGTTGCTTGGGCCTCACCTTTTGTCTTCGCCTCCCCCATGGTCATGCCGAGATTGGGGTTGATTTTTAGCGTGTCGCCGCCTAAACCCAGCCCGACCGGGGCTCCGGGGCCAGTTCCTATGCCGCCCACTACAAAAGGACCGCCCTCTCGCGCCTGCAACCCTTCCCATAAGTTGGCTGTTAATTTTCTCCTGTCGCTCAGCCGGTCGAGCTGCTCATTCGCTTCCTTTAGATCGGCGGTCAGGTCCTCGACGCCGGCATTCTCATAGAATTTCTTCGAGGCCGCCTCGGCCGCCTCGTCATTGTATTTTTTGATCGCGCCGTCAACATCCAGCCACTTCTCGTAGAGCTTCTTCGCCCCATCGTAGAGCTGGGTAAAGACCATTGCGCCGATCTGGATTGCACCCAGGCCCATCATCGCCGGTCCCAGCGCGCTCAACGCGGCCTGCGCAATCTTGCTTTGTGCAACGATACGCTGCATGGCGCGGGGAAGATGGATGTCGAATTCTTCCGTCAGGAGGTGGGTGCCATGCAACGCTTCTGTGGCCTCACGTCGCGCGCTTGCCAACGCCTTTTCGGTGTCACTGGCGGCCTTTTTGCCCTTCTTTCCCATCTGGTCAAGGGTGACGTTCAACCGCTCCAGCGTGGAGTTGAGCGCCTGGGCGGTGGGCGTCACGCCCTTCAGGGCCGTATCTACATTGCGCACACCGCTGACGGCGCCCTTCTCATCTACCTGCAGTTCGATCTGTACGGCCGTCGCCATAGCTATTTCCTATTCCCTGTCTTTTCGCTACTTCCCGATTTCACCCATGCACTCCCGGCAAACGAGCGCATGCATTTCGTTGGGCATTCCGCAGTGAGGGCACGCCGGGTGCGCAGACTGGAAGCGGCTCCGTTCCTGTTTGAGCATGAGCAGCCCTTCCACTTCGACGGCCGCGAGGTCGAGCCGAACGATCTCCAGCACGCGCTCGACCCAGATAAGGTGCGCAATCCAGATGTAGTAGCCGTCCGGCAGAGTGCGCTGCGGTAGAAGCGCCTTGCGCGCCTCAGCCTGGTGTTCCGGAGGGGTCGCGGCGATCGTTCGATTTGCTTCCGAAGACGCATACCCCTCCTCGAAAAACTCCTGCGCGGCCGTGCGCAGCCCCTTCAGATCGCACGCCGCGCTGCCCTTAAAGTGCCGAATCGCGTCCACGGATCACTGCACGCGAACGGCATCGCCCTGCGAGAACAGCGCCAGCGCGGCCTCGGCCTTGTGCGCGCCGTCCATCTCTCGCTGAATATTCTCGATACCCACCAGCGGCTTGCCGTCCACCGAGTAGCCGTCGACCTCTTCGATCAGTTCGTCATAGATCCGCATGGCCACGAGCTGGCGCGCGGGGTACGTCGTGATGCCGCTCTCTGCCGTGCCTTCGACGCGCACCCGTGCCGATTCGAAATTGAAGTGGCGAAGCTGCGCAATCGACGGCTGCCGGAAGCGGTGCACCAGGCCGGAGTAGAGCGTGGCCTTACCCTTGTCGCCGGCTGACCAGAACGCGTCCAGCTCGATCGTGACCAGGTCGGCGAGCTGCGCGGTTTCCCGCGGCCGGCTCGACTCGCCCACGTTGCGCAGCACCACGCCAACGGAGAGGCGATGCGTCAGAGGCAGCGCCGTCTTCCAATTCTTCAAGCCGCTCAGGTCGCCGTAGCCCTCCACGGTCTTCAGCGCTTTCTCCACCAGCTCGATCTGCGCGGTCTCGCTCTCATACACCGTCTCGCGCACTGGGCCGCGCTGCAGCGTCTGGTGAACGATAGCGGCGAAGAACGCTTGCCAGTCCGCGGCCGTGATGCGGCGGAAGTGATAGCTAAACGTCTTCTGGGCGCCCTTCAGCGTGATGGTGCGCGGAACGTCCAAGGGAAGCATGGCCGTCACAGGAGCGATGTTCTGCGAACTGTCGGCCGGAAGGGCGGGCGCGGCGATCGCCGTACCCTCTGTGCGTTTGTTCTTTGCCATTTTCTTCAATCTCCTCGTAAACGGTGAAAAAGAAGGGGACAGCCACCGCAGCCATCCCCCAGGAGAAAACCCGTGTTTAAACCCCGATCAGATATGCCAGGTCCGTGTTGCCGACCGTGACGGTGACGCTATCGCCGCCGCCGACAGGCTGAAGGATGGAGTTCTGATCCAGCTCGACGGTATAGGCGACGTACTTGTCCTGTTCGCCAAGGTCGGCCTTGGGCAAAATGATGTGCGGATAGTCTGCCAGGAATGTGGTTGCACCCGAAGCGACTGCGATCTTCACTTCGAGTGGCGTCTGGTTGATCATCCAGTCGCGCACATCGGAGGTTGTGTCGACAGCGATCACCAGCTTGAGCTTGTTGAGCGGGCTGCCCTGGCGAACAAAGTACGGTTTGGTGCCTCCACCGCAGGCTCGGAACAGCTCGCATGCATGATCGAAGGTCGCTTCCCAGCTCAAAACGCGGGGCGAGAGCGAAACCGGCGCGCCGACCGGCCCGATCGAGACGGTGGAACCCGAACCGTAGAGGTACTGCGCCGTGGGCAGTGCGGGCAATGCGGCCATCGCGCCATCGGTCACTGTGTCGAGGCCCAGAAAAGACGCCTTGACCATCACCGACCCCTTGTCCGCTCCCGAGATCACGACTTGGGAAAGGGCCAAGTCACTCCACTTGCGCTTCAGACCGGCCGCGTCTTCGATGTAGACGTTGGTGAGCGGAGCCGGGTCGCCCGTATCTTTCCAGGTGAACGTGTGCGTGTTAGGCGCGGCTCCCGCGCCCGCAACGAACGTTTCCTGCCCCATCACGAAGGCGAACAGGAACCCGGCCAGGAAGTCGTCAAGCCGCGTGTTGAGATTGAAAGACGAAGACTCGGCAATCAGGCGGCTTTCGGTCGCCATCGAGTTGCCCTTGCCGGAATATTGGTAGTCCGTCTCTTTTTCGTAAACCTGCTGCGCAAACCCCGATGTCTCCGCGCGAGCCAGGTAGGTAAGGGCGGCATCGGCGAAGACCTCGCCGACCGTTTCCTGCGATTTCGCGCTCAACACGATCTTGCGGGCGATGGTCCTCTGGGTTGAAAACGTGGTAGCCATTGATGCTCCTTTCGCTCAGTTGAGCGGAAATTCCTGAACCGGGTGAATGATGCGAACACTGTGGCAGAGGACATTCCGGAAGAAGACGACCCGAACAGCCTCGGCTTGCGGTGGCCCCGACCAGTCAAACAGGCCGCCCAAGTGACGATTTGCGAACGCGCCGAAGATCGCGCGAATTGCGTCGATCTGCGCTTGCCAGATAGGCTCCGAGATGCCGTCCTGAAACGACATGAAGCCCGTCATCACGATATTGTGCGTGTCGCGATAGGCTTGCATGGCCTCATCTTTGGAAGGCGTTGACTCCCGGCTCACCATCCAGGTGCGCACGATCGGCGCGGCCGGGTTGGTCACCGCATCGACAAACAGCGCATTGAATGTGGCGTCATCGTTCGAAAAGCGGATCTGGTCGTAGACATTCGGCCCCACGCCGGGAACGGTCTTCAGAAGCGCGTACACGGCGGCGATAGCTGTTTGCGCGCTCATGCCGTAGCTCCTGTGAATCCGTGCGCGATGAAGGCTACGCCGATTGCGTGTTCCAGCGCCGCCGGCGCCAGCGGCTCCAGATCGGCCAAGGCGCGGGAAAACATCTCATGGCCTTGCGTGCCCTTCTTCTTCATGGACATCGAGATGGCGAACGCCAGGCTGAGCGCCTTCTTTTCGTCATCGATGCCAAACTTCTTCTGTACCCACGGCACCAGGGCGGATGCTGGCGGCATGTGCGGCTTCGACCCCGTCTCCACAGGAGCCGCGTACACATCGGCGCCCACCGCGGGGCTCACACCGATAATCTCCCGGCACATTGAAGCCTCGCGCACAAACGTTGGCGTGATTGATGCGGCCAGGTTGCCGAAGGCCACGGCCGGCGGCAGTGCGCCATAAGGGGTGACGATGTACTCCTGCACCATCTCCGCGCCCTTGATGCCGAGGGCTTCGAGACCAGCCTGGACGCCTTCCGCGAAGGCGGCAAGCATCTCCGGCTCCAGGGTCTCCGCTCCGCTGATCTTCGTCGCCCAGGCCATCGTTCGTTACCTCGAATACTTGTTGTGGACCAGCCGGTCCACGCCGCTGTTCTGTTCCAGGTACTGGTTGCCCAGCGAAAAGGCGGGTCCAACCTCGTCCTCGCCTGTCGTGCCCTCTTCCACGCCCATGTGGTTGTAGTACCGTTTCCGCAGCGCGGCCGCGCACTTGAGCATCTCGGCCGACTTCGAGCGGTACTGCACCACATCCGCCTGCATCGTCGAGTCGCCCGTCCCCACATAGAAACTGGCCAGGTTCTCAGCGCCCAGGCTCGCCGCAAAGTCCGTCACGGCGTAAAAGTCCTTGTCCGGGACAGTTGATCCGTCGCGCAGATGCCGTGCCGTCCAAGTCACGCGGAGGGAATCGCCCTCTTGGGGCGTATCGAAATTGATGAGGATCTGATCCGGCTGCCCAGGTGTGCGGTACACGCGGAAGTCGGAATCCAGGATGAGCTGCGGCGGCTGCTGGCCGATGGGGAACTCAATCTGCTGGATCACAGAGAAGTTCGATTCCCATACCGGCAGATCCGCGCCTTCGCCTGGCGCCGCCGGCAACGGAATATAGTTGGTGCCGTTTCCTTCAACGTCACTCACCAGGTAGAGCGGCGCATCCTGCGAGTACCGCTCCAGAATCGCGCGAGTCACCAGCGCCGTCCAGGTGTTCGCGCTGATTCGCTTTGCGTCATCCGCAAGGACATTCGGGATCTCCGCTACAAAGTCCGGGATTGCATAAGGAAAGGGCAAAATTCAGCTCCCAGCTTCCAGCGCCTAGCCCCTGGCTGAAAGCCGGAGGCCAGAGGCTGAAGGGTGTTCTTAAACGTCCACTTCGAGCATGTCCAACACCACGAACCCGGCCTTGGGCACCGTGGTTGCCGGAACGCTGGCCAGATCCACGGTCACCACATCGCCCGCATTCAGCCGGGCGCCGCCTGGGTACTGGTTGGATCCGCCTGTGATCTGCGCGCCGATCGACTTCGTAGCCGCAGCGCCCGCGATCGACAGGCTGGCGGCCGCGCTGACGGCGTTGCCGTTGACGTTCACATTGACTGCTGTCGCGCCGGCGCCCGTGCCGGTATCGCTCAGGCAGAGCTGCGCGCCCGCGATGCGCTGTGGCCGGGGCGACTTGTACGTCACCTGGCCAACGCTTGCCGCCAGCGGTGCCGGCAGCGGAAGAGTGAGTGTGCTTCTACGGAAACTGTCCTGCATGGAATCCTCGCTTTTCATTCGCGGCCCTGGACCGACTCCAGGGCCGCGCCAGCAATGCATCTACTGCTTCGTTGCGTGAAAATCTTAGCCGGCGACGACGTTCTTGCCCACGCCGCGGAAGTCGATGATGGCGCCGTTGAAGACCATCTTCACCTTGTATTGCAGCTCGTCCATCGTGAACTGAGTACCGACAGTGGGCTGGTTGGCGAGGAAGATCTGCGGGTTCTCGATGCCGTCGAGGAAGCCGATTTCCAGGAAGGGAGCATTGTTCTGATTGGTGCCGTAGTACCAATCGGTCACGTCAGTGAGCTTCTCGTTGACGAAGATGCGCTCATTGTTGGCGCCGAACCGCTGGTAGAAGGCGTTGGAACCGGCGGTGTTGGTCTGGTTGATCTGGCGCGCGGTGGCGGCCAGGGCCGGAGGCACCATGATCCAATCAAGCGGCAACCCGAGGGGTTCGCCCGAATCCTTCTCGGTCTGGGTCATCAGCGTAATTTCAGCGGTGATCAGGGCATCCTGCGAAAGGGCGGCTGAACCGACGTTCAAGTGCGCGGCGTTGAACCAGGCCACGGCATCCGCACCGTAGTTGGGGTTACTCACAAAGAAGTTGGTGATGTAGTTCTTCAACGTCCAGCGGCCAGCCCGCGCCAGGCGGCCGGGGAAGCGGGCGATTGCGCCCAGATCGTCATTGCGGATCGTCTCCTCGGAGATCGAGAGCAAGTTGCCGCGTTTCTGCATCTGGTAGCTCACGCGCTCATCCGTGGGCTTGGCAATTTCCGTATAGCCCGGCGTACCTTCAGCCACGATCGGCAGTTCGCCGAAGTAGCCCTCACGCACCCGGTCCTGCAGCTTGTAGTCGCTGATGGAAGCCTTGGTGTAGAGGTTCGACAGGCCATCGAGCGCCAACTCCGCCCAGTCCTGCAGCAGACGCTTGGTCATGGAGTTCAGCAGGATATTCGGGAAGTCGCCCGTCATCACAGCTTCCGAAGCCAGCATGCGGGTGCCGCTGAAGCCACCGCCGCCGGTCAGGTTGCTCAAGTCGTAATCACCCGTGATGGTGATGTAGGCCTCGCGCAGGCCCTTGAATGCCGGCACACCCTTGCTCATCGAATCCTTGATGCCCAGGGCCGCTTCCATCGCCAGGTGAAGCTTGTCGGCGGAGTCGAGCGTAATCACCGATCCGGGACGCACCCGGCCCACGTTATTGAACGCGGCAAAAGCGGTGCGGATGCTGGTGATTTCCGCGTCGATGGTGGTCTGCGGCAGGTCGGCTTCGCTGACCAGGGCGGACTCCAGGTGCGTGCGCGCCAGGTCCTGCGCCGGCTTGGGCAGCTTCGAGCTGACCAGGGAGGTCTCAATCCGGTTGCGGCTCTGAATGCGATGCGCCTCGGCGAGCTGCGTAGCGGCCTCGGCGGCGGTCACAGTCACAACCGGCGCGGCAGGCGTTTCAGTGAGAGCGGTTGTGACCGTCTCCATAAAGGTCGCGTAATCGGCCTCGGCAACGGTGGCGAACTTCAAACTCAGCTCGGCGCAACGCGCGGCGTTCTTTTGCCGAAGCGCTTCGAGCAGGCGAAGAATGGAATTCTTCATTGGTGCTCCTTCGGTAGCGCTGGCAGCGCCGCCGCGGTTCGGGCGATTGGGAACAATCGCCGGGGATTCAGGTTTGACCGCGCTCAACTGCGCGGCCGACAGTGTGCTCGCCACGTCGCTATTGGCAACGAGGAACTTTCCGCCCGCGCCTCCGCGGGCGCAGAGATCGACAGAGAAAAGAGTGTCCAGGCTTTCAGACACCAGGCAGTCCTTGCCCTCGATTCGGCCGGCCTTGAACTTCACATTCATCAGTGTCGACGTACCGAACAGGTTGAGGCGCTTCGCCTTCCGCGCATCGTCAAGCTTCGAACGCAAATCGGACTCCGCGGAAAACAGGTTGACGGTGGTAATCGCTTGCGTCCCATCAAACGATCCGCCCTCCATCCAGCCGGCGATGCGGCCGGGATCGGCTGCGCCGGTAGGGTCCGGACCGCCGATCTCCGGATGCCGGCGCCCAAAGGGTTTTCCGTGGACGGCCTCAGCTACTTGCTTGACCACCTCGGGAGTGTAGTAGTGGGGGACCCTTGCGCCGCTGATGCCGCCCGTCGCCCATCCCGCGCGAATCGCCACGATGGGATAGCGTCCAGGTTGCTGGTCGGCGTCCGCCTCGCTGGCAACGAACTCGCATTCGGTGGCAACGGGCACGTAGGCCGTCGTGACTTCCTGCGCGTCGCCAAAGGTGACAGTTTCGCCGTCGATCGTGTAAGGGATGCGATAGAGAGCCTGATCGGGACCGCGCGCAATCAGATAATCGCTGAACGTCTCGTAGAGATAGAAGCGCGAGGAGCACTGACCACCACTGCATCCCTGGCAGCATTGGCATCCGGTACCGTTCGCACAGCCCTGGCAGCACTGATCAGCGCATCCCTGGCAGCACGAACAGCTCACGCCGAATTGCGCGCGCAATGCTCCAGAGAGCAGCGACTGCTGCTCATCGAGCGAGAGATCTGCTTCGGCTGCAAGCAGGATGGCGCTCCGCAGAACTGTCGCTGCTCTGCGGAGCTGGTGCGCGAATTGAAGTGGTTGCTTCATTCGAACCTCGTTGTTACTTCTCTGTGACGGCAGCCTGGGTCTGAATTGCTGCGATCAAATCCGCTTTGATCGCGGCCGGTTCGAGAGTCAGACCGTGCACTTCGGCGGCATGCGCAATCAGTTGTTCCTTCGTCATCTTCGAAAGATCGACAGACTGAGGAGCCGCATCGGCGATCGGGAACGCGTACTTGCGCCCGTCGACTGTCACGCACACGCGCGTCGGAACGTTCTTGATGGTGCGATCTTCCCTGAGCAGAACTTGCCACTCCTGTAGTTTCGCTATTTCATCAGCGGAAGTGGGCGCGGGCACAGCGAGGAGCGCGTTCGCACTCTTGAGCGCCACCGTGCGTTGGGCGGACTCATTATCCGGGTAATCGAGCTTCGCCTGGGTGAAAGCTTTTGTGTAAGCTGCCGCCCACTGTTTTGCGGCTTTGTCTGACATGTGCTCTGGAGCGTTGGGAATTACCGAGACGGTTGCCATGGTTCTATCTCCTATGCAGCTTGGGTTATGACCGAGAGGCCGTAGCTCTTGAGCAACTGGCGTTCCTGGTCAGTGGGTTTCAGTTGGTCATCGTCCAGGTGTGGTATCACCAGGCAATGGCAGTTGATTGTGTTCTCCGCAGATCCGGAGGGATCGCGCGGATACATCAGCTCCTCGCCCTCCACGAGGAAAGGTTCGCCGGGATCGCGGTCCTGGCCGTCTGCGAGCAGATGACCGATGCGGGGAACCATAGCCACCGGAATATGCTTCCAGCGTTTCTTCAGCCCCGGATGCCGCGTGGCCAGGTCGCCGATCCGCGCCACCGAGGCCAGCGAGTGAACCCGCATGATCTCGTTGGTCGCGATGCTCATGGCCCGTTCGCCCACCTGGCTGAAGAGTCCGGAGAATTTGCCGCCCTCAAGCGTGGTGCCGATCTGTTCGACGAGCTGCTGCAGGTTGCTGCCGCCAAGGTACGCCCGCTGAATGGCGGCGTTGATCCTGGCGCTCATGTCGTGGGTCAGGCCGCCGATCAGGTCGGCCGTGTAGCCCTGGACCACCTGGAGCGCAGCACGGTCGACTACCGGCTGCACCAGCACAGATCCCGTGCCGGCCGCCACCGCCGCATCCACGCTGAGCGCGGCCTGCTCATAGCTCTTCTGTTCAAGCGTGTTCACCTGGGCCGATGCCTGTTTGCCAAACTCACTGAGGACGCGGTCGATCTGCGCCTTCAACGCCTGCAGCCTCGCTGCGTTGTAGCTCTCCGGATTGCTCTTGGCCACGTCGGCCAGGATCTCGCGGTTGGCTTCTTCGAGCAGCTTGACGATGCGGGTCCGCGCCTCGGGCGTCAGAGCCCGCGCCCGATCCGTGAGGAGGGCAAGCTGCTGCGCGTAAGCCTGGGCGCGGGAGTCAGCCATCAGGCCACCTGCTCTTTGGCTTCGTCTTCGTCCAGCAGATCGTTGTCCGGGCCTTTGCCAGTCTTGTCGGCCGCGTTCGGCTGCGGGGTCTTCAGCGAGCCCAGCGCCTGGGCCAGGGCCGACTGCGGGAAGAATTGATCCTGCTGCTTGGCCGCGCGGTCTTGCTGCTCTTGCTGCGCCGCCTCGTACTCTTCCTGGCTGTCATCGATATCCACGCCAATCTCAGACAGCAAAGTGTGGAAGGCCCGCGCCGCCGTCAGTCCGGTAATCCATCCCTCTTGCTGGCCAGTCGTCAATGCCGTTGCTGCGCCGGTCAGCGTCTGCGCGCCCTTCTCCAGGTCCTTCACGGCGATTTCAGGGAACTCGATCGAGTAGGAAAGGTCGATCCCTTGCGGCAGTACTCCGGCGCGCTGGGCGCAGCTCAGAACGAAGTTCAGCACCGACTTGATGCAGCGGGACATCAGGTTCTGCCGCTTCTGGATCTTCTTCGTAAACGGCGCATTCATCTCCAGCGCCGATGCGCGGTTGGCGTCATCGCCGTCGCCCATCAGTACAGGAGGGATTCCGGCTCCGCCCAGGCCATACTTTTTCACCATGCCCGCGCCGGCCGCCATGTCCTGGCCTTTGAAGTCCGGCGTCTGCGCTTCGATCTTCAGCTTCTCGTTGCTGACAACCACGCCGCCCTGGCGCGGCGGGTCCTTGGTCAGCTTGTTCTTGTACTCATCGACCTTCTTTGAGTCAGCTCCCTCCAGCGTGTAATGCCACACAAAGGAATTCAGGAACCGGCACTTGTCCGCGAAGTCGAAGATCATCTGATCAAAGACATCGATCCAGTCAGCCAGGCTGAATAATTCGCTGAAGCCGCGGCTGGCGCTCTTGGCCTTGTTCAGCGCGAAATAGAAGCACTCGCCATCGAGCTGCCCATAGTTCTCATCGTTGGGGTCTTCGATGCGGCGAACGATCAGCATCGGCTTCTGCAAGACCTCACCCACCTCGCGGCGCAGCCGGACAGCATACGGCACATTGATCGAGGCCGTGCCGTCCGCCGTGGCCATCTCCGCGAACTGAATGGTGTCGATGTTCATCGGATCGATGTAACCGACGCGCACTTTGCCGTTCACAGGATTGACGGCCACCGGCACGCACAACTCGCCGAAGGTGGTCTTCTCGTCGCACCAGGTCTCAATGTTGGCGTCCATATCGTTGACTTCGTCGTTCCAGAAGTCGTCGATCACCTGCTGCACGCGCGGGTCCTTGGCGGTCACGCGCACGCCTTTGCCCAGCGTGTAGTCGGTGAGGATCTCCACGATCCGCTTACCGAAGGGCGTGGTCACGGCGAGGAAGTAGCAGACCTGCAGCATGCGGTCATGCATCAGCGGGTTCAGGTCGCGGAGCGTGGCCAGGCTTGTGATGCGCCGGAAGCCAGGATCTTCACCGTCGCCCGTGGTCAGCGTGAAGAGCTGCGGCGCGACGGCCTCGGCCGCCAGGCGTTGCTCGGGCGTGATCTTGCCCGTGCCCAGCATCTTGTAGGCTGCGGTGAGCATCGGGATGTCGCTCTCGGCTACGTTCGAGAGGCCAGCCTTTACCAGCGCACCGCGCACGGCCGCTTCGTCCGCATCCTCGCGCGCCTCATTCCAGCGCTTCGCGTCGCCCAGATTGAGCATCGTCATGCTGTTGCGCTCGGCAATCGAGCGGCGTTGCAGCCAATTCTTTACACGTCCCGGAATCAAGCCCATCTGGATCTCCTGTCGCGGCGCACGAAGTCGTCGCCGCCCCGGCTCTGGCCGGCGAGTACTTCGCCGCGGCCGACGCCGGATTCCCGGCCGCCCACCTGAGCGTTGCTGCTGGCGATTGCTACCTGAAAGTTGATAGTGCGGGCGAGCTGCACCGCGCCCTGCAGCGCGTCGGCCTGATCGTCCTTGATTTTTCCCAGAAAGAGGAGCTGCTGGATCAGCGTCTTTTGCGTCCCATCCAGACAGAAACGTATGGTTCCGTTTTCAACCAGCGACGAGATGCTGGAGATCCGGAGAAACTTGTCCGTCAGGTTGGGCACGCCGACAACGTTGATATAGCGGCCCGTCACCCGGCTCTGCTCTTCCATCTCCTGCTTCAGAGCGTCCTGGTACGCCTGGTTCTCGATACCCACAACGACCGGTTGTTCTTCGTCGTAGCGGTTGAGGATGAATTCCTTTTGCTTGATGTACGGAAGCTTCACGCCTTCCGCGCGCTCGACATGCAGGAAGCCATTCGTGTCGATTGCCAGGGTGACGCTGGCAAAGAAATCCGCCCGCTTCTTCAGGCTGATCGCCGGATCGTAGTAAGTGACCCGGACACACGGTTTCTGTTGCAGCTCCTCGCGCCGGTAGGCGTGGCGAATGATCCATCCTTCCTGAAACACCTGAGTATCTGCGCTGATCGGCCGGTTGCGGAACTCCTGGTTAAAGAAGACCGACCCGACATCGCCTTCCTTTTCCTTCAGCGATTGCAGATCCCACTTCTCGGGCCACAGCACCGAATCCGGGGTCCACTCGTCATCTACAGCCTCGTAGGTGCGTTTGATGAACCGCTTGAATTTCTCCGGGTCCAGCAGGTTCGACAGGAACGAGTCGAAATGCAGAATGGTGCCGACGGCGAAGATCTGGGCATTCTTGCCCAGGCTCATCACCGTGCCCTTGAACCACTTGATGAGCTTCTCGCGCGTCTCCGGATTATCTACAGACTCTTCGTTTTCGAGATCATCCAGGATGATCAGGTCGGGGCGGTATTGCCGGTAGCGCAGGCCGCGCATGCTCTGGCCTGCGCCGCGCGCGACAATCGAGATCCCTGTGTTCGTCCGGCAGTCGTTGACATCCCACTTCTTGTCGCCGACCAGGTCGCCGAAATCCTCGCGCAACTTGGCGTTGGTTTCCAGCTCCTCTTTGATGGCGGCGAGTTGGAGCGCTGCGTTCGCCTGGTTGTCACCGATGAGGACGATGAACCGGCGCAGCTTGTAGCAGATGCAATAAAGCGGGAAGATCACCGAAACGACGGTGGACTTCGCATGCTCGCGAGGCGCGGCGATGGCCGCATACCGTTCCGTGAGCAGGATGGTGTACAGCTCACGGTGGAACACTGCCGGCGCGATGAACCGATCCGTCTCGGGATCGACCATGAAGTGCCGGAGATACTTGACGGCGAAGTCGGTGATCTGGTCGGCAAGGTCCCACGCCTGCGAGAGAATTACGGAGGCGTCCGCCTTTTCCACCCGCGACTTGACCGGAACTTTTGAGAACACAGACCGGAGACCAGCTCCGGCTTCCTCAAGCCGCTGTCGCTTCGATTTGCTTTGCGAATGCTTCAGCGGCATGAGATAGCTCCGTAATCAGTTCGTCTTGAATCGGGTCGAGAACTTCCCGCACCTGTTTACGAGTGCGCAGCTTCTTCAGCAGATCCTGCGCGGCCAGCAGGTAAATCTCCCGCGGATCGCCCGCCTCGGCCGCCAGCTTGGCCCGCTCGGCATTGATCTTGGCCAGGTCAGCCTCGACGCGCTTGGCCTGCAGCTCCACCCGCTGCAACCTCGACATGGTCAGAGCCAGGGCGTTCAGTCCCTCGATAAACTTTCCCCGGTCCGCGGCGCCCACACCCTGCATCAGGCTGAACACCTGGTCGCGCATGGCGTTGATCACCGCGGCGTTGCCTTCCGGCAGGCTCTTGGCGGCCAGGGCTGCTGCCCACTGCCGCGCCTGTTCCCCTTCGACAAGCACCTGCTGGCGAACCTGCGAGATCCGCAGATCGAACCAGCGCTGCAGCGACGACTTCGCCAGGCGCATCTCCGGGAACAGCTCCAGCACCTTCAGGTCGAGCGACTCCCAGTCGATGAACCCGCCGCCATCCTTGTCCCACTTGGCGCTGTAAGGAAGAGCCGACTGGTCGGCGATTTCGATCCAGGTGCGGCCGCGGTCGTAGAGCGCCTGGATCGCGTCGCGCGCACTCGGCGGCAGCTTGTCGATCTTGAGCGGCTGGCGAACTTCCCGCTTCTCTCCGGTTTTTGGCCTGGGTTTTGTCATGGCTAGTTGAAAGACACGTCCTCGTTGCTCTTGTGACGCGTGTAAAAGCGCAGCCCCACGGAAGTGAGCATGATCTCGGTGAGCCGGATTTTCCCGTCTTCCTCGTCTGGTTGCGACTTAAAGTCGATGTAATCGAGCACCTGGAGATCCTGAAGCAGCGTGACCACCTGGAGGCGCCCTACGGTCTGGCCGATTCGCAGCAGCATCGCCCAGAGTTCGCCGTCGGTGTACCGCTGTTCCTGACCCTCGTGATTTTCACGAATCAACTTGAGGATGATGCCTCTCCGGCGCCGCGCCAGAATCTCCTTACGTTCCGCTTCCAATGCCATCTTTCTCGCCTCCCCTATTGGTCAAGTGCCCCTGAATTGCCTTCACCGACTCCATTAATTGGCTCAACACTTCATCCTGCTGATCGAGTCGCTCATAAACGCTCTGCGACTCCTGGGCGGCAAACGTCGCCAGCCTTTGTGTCTCGCGCGCCTGTTCCCCGCCTTGCTCGGCTAGCCTGGTCAACGCCTCGGCCGTTCGCCCCTGGGCCTCGGCGGAGCAATGTACGCCGCTCGCCACCACGCTGAAGCTCTCGCGAACCGTTGCGTTCAGCCCCTCCAAAAACTTGCCCACGATAAATAGCGCCACGATCGCCACCAGAAACGCCGGCCCCCAGCCTTGCAGCAATGCAAACGCCCGATCCGGCTGAGCCCGCAACACCTCGTAGGCGCCCAATACCACAGCGGCCCCACTCGCGCCGCCGATCGCCACGCCCGCATGCTTTAACCAGCCGCCCCGGAAACCGAAGGCCACTTCAGTACGCGGAATTCCTGTCTCACTCAGCCCGAGCGCCGTCACTTGGGTTCACCGCCGACGTATCCGCGCTCCTGGAACGTCTTAATGCTCGCCACCACGAGATCGCGTAAACCATCAGCGGAGAGATGCACCGCGGCCGGCTCAACTGGCGCCAACCCCTGAACCAGTTCCATGGCCGCCGGTGCTGTCGCCAATACCTGGTTCTCTGCCAACTGGACAGCTTGGCCAGGTCCGGAAGTTCTTGCGGCCGCCCCAACCGCGGCCACACCTTGGAGCGCGGTCAGCAGCTCCGCCTGGTGGCGGTTCGCCTTGGCGCTCATGCCGGCGATCGAGAGACCAATGCCCAGCACAGTGAGACCGGTCACCGGATCAAGTTTTCCGTACCAGACGCCGGCCACCGCCGCCGCCAT